CTATTTATGCACCCTATACTTTTGCTGCCCTGAAGTAGTCTTCTCAATCGGCTGCATCCTCCCGGCATGCCTATTGACATGGTTAAGAAACAGCGTACCAAGCAGCAACCTATCCTTGCGTGGTATCCGATTCCACTCATATCCCTTGAACAACTCTTTCACGAGAAATACTTCACCGTCATTTAGATTTTCAGTTTCCTTCAGTGCAAATTCTAATAGTTCATTGACATCGTACATGTCCATCCTCCTGACAATCGCAACAACAACGTTGTTAATACTACTATTATACTCGTTTTGGCGATTTTGTCAATTCACAGACACAAAAATAGCCCCACCCACAAGCCATTTCTAGCCGTGAATGGGGCAATCCTTTATATATAATTCTATAATCCAGCCTCAACCTCTATCTCGGACTTAAACTGCACCACCAGCCGTTTATCCTCCACCGTGACCCGCTCCACTAATTGCCTCACCAGCTTATCGTCATATTCGGTAAGTTCGCCACCTTGCTCATTGAGGAAACGCTCCATATCCTTAATTCGCTTACGCTTGGTATGTCGCTCCGCATTATGCTCCAGTGTTTCCTGTTTGGTCTCTCTCAAGCGATAAATTTCATCAACCACCGCATCGTAATCCTCTTGAGAGTTGGCTTGCTTTATAAGCTCATTCTGCAGTTCCTTAAGCTGGTGCTCTATGCTATCCGTATCCTTATCAAATTTCTCCCCAAGAGCCGTGGCAATGTTCTTCATCAAAATCCCCATAAATTCATCCCGCTCAGAAATGATCTGATTAATTGCCTTTAACACAGCATTCTGTAAATCGGATTCAAGAATGGTAGGTGAGATGCAATCAGAACCCTTTTCCTCAAGCCTGCTAACACACCTCCATACCACCGATTTCTTGCCCCTGTTGTTCCAATGCACTCGGCGATAAATATCACCGCACTCGCCACAAAACACAATACTCGAAAGCGCATATCTGGAACTGTAAACCCTCTTACTGCCATTTCCTGTTCGCAGGTTTGCTCGGCGGGCAATCTCCTCCTGCACCTGCATATATAACTCTTTCGGTATGATTGCTTCGTGGGAATTTTCTACATAGTATTGCGGCACAATGCCGTTATTCACAACTCGCTTTTTGGAAAGAAAATCCACCGTGTATGTCTTTTGAAGCAAGGCATCACCGATATATTTTTCATTCTGCAAAATCTTCTTTACCGTTTCTGGTCTCCACTTCGGCTTGTTAGCCGCTGTGAGAATTCCATCCGCCTCTAATCCTCTGCCAATCTCCAGTAGGCTTGCGCCCTCCAAATACTCCCGGTAAATCCGCTTTATAATCTCCGCTTCTTCCGGAACAATCACCAGCCGCTTATTCTCATCCTTGGTGTATCCCATGAAACGGTTATGGTTTATCTGCATCTGCCCTTTTTGAAAGCGGAAGGCGATGCCCATTTTTACATTTTGGCTGGTTGAGCGAGATTCCTCTTGAGCAATGGATGCCATGATGGTCAGCATCAGCTCACCCTTGCTATCGGTGGAAATAATGTTCTCTTTCTCAAAAAACACCGGGATATTCTTTTCCTTGAGCTGTCTTGTGTAATTCAAAGTATCCAGCGTATTTCTCGCAAAACGGCTTACTGATTTTGTGATAATATAATCCACCTTGCCTGCCATACAGTCATCAATCAATCTTTTAAAATCGGTTCTCTTTTTGGTATTGGTCCCGCTGATCGATTCATCTGCATATATGCCGGCGAACTCCCATTCGGGGTTTTGCTGAATGTAGCTGGAGTAATGACTAACCTGTGCTTCATAGCTTGTAAGCTGTTCTTCGTCATCGGTAGAAACCCTGCAGTAAGCCGCCACCCTTAGCTTGGTTCTCGGCTTACCGCTCTCTGCCACACGGGTCTGTGACCTTGCGGGGATCACTGAGATATTTATGTTTTGCATCTACACCAACTCCTCTCGAAAGCGTTTATGATTTATGAATACAAACGCTGCGGTGCCGTCATGGACAACCTCAATCCGTTTGAGGATTTTTTGCATAAATTCGCCATCAAACTCCGTGGGTATATCTTGGAGCAGGGCGAGTAATTTCTCCGTCTGAAAATCGAAATCATCAACTGCCGTCTGCGAATAAGCATACTCCGCTTGCTTAAATGGATCATCATATTTCTTTTCAACTGTTACTTTACTTTTAGGCGGTGGCGATGCAAGTTCCGAGGTGCTAATTTCACCCATCATTCTCATAAATGCATCTTCAAAAATATGTTCTTTTATTTTTGGGCTGATGCAGCGTTTCTTGTCTCTTGATAGATATTTGCTGCAATGCCAGTGTTCCTTGCCATTCTCCAAATACCGCTTATACTCGCTGCCACACTCGGAGCAATAAACAATGCCCCAAAAGGGTGAGGCATTGGCGTCATTTCTTCTGAACGCATTCTTATCTCTGCCAAATGCCTTAACTCTGCGTTTTCTCTCAAGCTGTGCTTTGTGCCACATTTCCACGCTAATAATGGCAGGGTAGAAGTCATCTCCCATATAGACCTTGTTGTCAATGATTCTGCCAAGCGTTGCCTGCCACTGAGTCATTCCTGCCTTTTGTCCCGAAAGGACAAGACCGGTACCTGACAGATATTCCTCATAAAATATTTTTATTTGTACTGACCTTATCTCATCCAGCACAGCTTTACCTTTTTCAATTCGATATCCATATGGTATATGTGCCATTACCGCTCCATCCTTTCTCTTAAAATCAATCCACATTTCAGGCGAAAGCCAATCTCAGTGGGGGAGAACATCGTCATTCCGTCTGCAAATTTCAGGAAAATCTCGTCACTGTAATCTTCCATGATGCCTGTCTTGCTCAAATACTTTAGCAGCTCCTCTGCCTCGTGGATAAAAGATTGCTCTCCTGTCACACTGCCTTGAATTGCGGCTTTTTGCATTCTAAGTTTCATGCTTTCCGTCTGCAGAGCATTATTTCGCTCATTAAAAAGAGCAGGTTCTAAGTAGCCTTTGGACATCAGTCCTGTCAGCACTTGCACCTGCTCCGAGTTTTCCTGTATTTGTTTTTCAATAGCCAGCAACTTGTGGCTATTTCCATCACCCTCACGACTTTTCAGCTCCGCAATCAATAGTTTTAAAATCACATTTCTTCCGCTGTATAATCGGTTCAGCATTGTTACAAATGCCGATTTGATATATTCTTCCTTAACATCAAGCATGGAGCATTCTGTCCCTCTGCTCTCGGTATGTCTGCCGCATCCCCAAACAATATATGGGCTGCTGGTTCTTCGGTAAAGAGTTCGGCGCTTTAAGGTATCCCCGCACTCACCGCATAGGATAATACCTGAAAATGGGTATCGATTCAGATATTTATCCGACCCTTTTTGAATACCCTTTTCTACGCTGTGTTGCTTTAATACATAAGCCACCGCCTCAAAATCCTCTCGGCTGATTATTGCCTCATGGTGGTTCTTCCAGTAATACTGCTCCAGCTCACCGTTATTGTGATGCCTGTTAAAATGGTCATCCGTAAAGGTTTTTTGAAGCAATACATCGCCGATATACTTCTCATTTGTCAAAATCCCTTTCACTGTGCTACCACTCCATCGCTTTCCGTTCTGCGATAAAATCCCATCTGCATTTAGCATTCTTGCTATATTGTTTACTCCGTTTCCTGCAAGAACTTCTGCAAAGATTCTCCTTACAATCGGCACTCGCCCAGGATTGGGAACAATGGTTTCTCCGTTATAGTCATAACCAAACGGAGGATTTGACAGCTTAAAGGTGCCATTTTCAAAGCGACGTCTTACACTCCACTTATTATTTTGAGAAATGGATACTGATTCTTCCGCCGCCAGAGAACTTAGAATCGATAGAATGAGTTCGCTATCCATCGTTCCTGTGTTGATATTTTCCTTTTCAAACAGAATCGCAATTCCAAGGTCGGTCATCTTGCGAACAATCTCCAAACAATCCGTGGTATTTCTTGCGAATCGTGATATCGATTTGGTGATAAAGAAATCAATCTGACGGTTTTCGCAATCTCGAATCAGATTTTGCAGTCCTAATCGATTTTCTTTCTTGGTCCCGCTTATACCTTCATCAAAATATAGACCAGCAAATTCCCATTCGGGATTTGACTTGATGTAATTTGTATAATGTGATGTCTGATTTTCAAGGCTCGAAAGCTGGTCTTCAGCATCCGTTGACACTCTGCAGTAAGCGGCCACCCTAAGTTTCCCTTGCGAGAAATGAGTGCCTGATGTCGCATCAATTTTTGTAACTTTTCTCATCGGTTTATCCTCCTTTCCGTGTATGACATATTAACTCTGAAACCTAGTAATAGCAAGCGTTTCAGCCCATAATCGGGGCTAGTTTCGGTGTAAAAGATTGACGATTTAATCGGTCTATTTTTGTGTACTCTTCCTGTGTGATTAGCTCTTTTTCAAGCATCATTTGAAGCAGCTTTATGGCTCGGCTATAATTTAGTTCATTGTAAAACTGCTCTTGTGACATAAGCGATCCCTCCTACAAACAGGGCGGCTCTCCAAAACAATCAGAGAGCCGCCCATATATTTTGTTTGAATTTTAGAGTGGATAATATCACTCTAAACCTTGGTGCAAAAATCCAAAGCGACCCACCCCGCACCAGATTTGAGCCTACCCCAACCGGCAGTAGAACCTTGCCCGCTTTGCTCTTCCAAGATAGTGAAAGTTCCCACCCCTGTAAATTTGCCTGTTTCAGCGTGATTGGTGCCGGGGCCTTTGCGGATATTCAAATCCTTGATTTTCACCCTGACCTGATAAGGTACGGATGAAACGGTAGAACTGGAACTGCCACCAGAATAAACAACCTTTCCGCTTCCATCAAAAACAGAATATCCGCTGTTCTCATCCGCACATTTCTTGGCATTCGCCAAAATCTTATACGCACCCTTTTGGGATTTTGCATCGCTCCAGCTTTTGCGGACACGATAAAGAGTGGTGGTTTCTTTTTCTGGAGTAGATTCAGATGGATCACCAGCAAGCGCTTTCTTAACCGCCGCACGGAATGAATCCATAGATTCACCATGCTTGAAAAACCAGTGTCCGGGGTCAGCGTGATTGGAAGCAATGCCTCGCTTGTAGCCCTCATAATGCCCGATGATGACACCGTCCCTCAGCGGATCGAGGTTATACATCTTGCAGAGGTATGAACATAGCTCCACCGCTTCCTGATAGACCTTTTTGAAGTAACTCTTATCCGTCAAACCATCCTCACAGATTTCAAAGGAAATGTGCGTATTGTTGGCTGTGCCGCCAGCGTGCCAACCACGGTGATTCCATGGCAAAGTCTGATAGGTTGCAATAGAGCCATCAGCCAGCTTGCCTATAAAGGCATGGACACACACCTGCCGACCACCCGGATTGGCTTGGTTCCAGTGATTATTGTATTGGTTTTTACCAAGCAGTCCGTCATTGGGACCTACATAGCGTTTCAGATTGGGATTATTGGCTCCTGTGCTATGCACCACGATGCCCTGTGGTACAATAGTTTTGCCTGCCAAATAGCAGGCATTTTTCGTTAACAATAATGTTCTTAAATTCATTTTGCAATCACCCTTTCCATGGGCAGCATCATAAGCCACCAAGTCATAACGTTTGATAAGTGAGATGAGCTTCTCCGCATACGCTGGGTCGGTTGCGTATCCCGCTGTATGAATAGCGGTGCAGGCAGTCTTGAAATCCCACTCACCAATCACCGCCGCATAGCGTGAACTGCCAGTGATAAAAGCTGAATGGTCAGCAATAGAATCTTCCCAGCAATCATAGGCTCGAAATAAAGCCGTCTCTTCGGTAAAATTCACACCGTCATAGCACTCTTTGGTTGTGGTGCTGTATACTCTTCCGTCCCATCGTGAATCTGCCTTAATGCCGAATAACGCATTGGCATTAACCGCCAGTGCAGATTTACCCCAGCCACTCTCCAAAATCGCCTGTGCAATCGTGAGCGAAGCAAGAACACCGCTTTTCGTCATATCCTCTGTAGCAATCACTCCGACCCTCGCAATGAAATCCTGCTGTTCTTTTGAAATCGCCATGCTACTCCTCCTTGTCTGAACGGTCATGCAATTGCGCCAATACATCACGCAGTTTCTGCGGAATCGGCAAACCTAAATGTGCGGCATTCTCAAGCAGAGAAATACCCTCATTACTCAGATAAAAGAAAATGACAGCGGTTCTTAAAACGCTTCCATCTCCAAGAATCAGGCTGTCTAAAAGATGACCGATGCCCACCATTGCAAAAATGAGAATCTTTCGGAATAACCCTCGAAATCCCACCTCACTTGACAGCTTTTTGTCTGCAATGGCACACATGATGCCCGTCAGATAATCAATCACCACAAAGGCAATTAATGCGTAGAGAAAACCGTCCAGCCCTCCCAAGAACCAACCTAAGAAACCACCAGCTATGGCGATTACCCCTTGAATCCAGTTCCAAATTTCCTTCATTGAAATGTCCTCCATTCTTAATTTTGTGTATACAAAAAGCGCCCCTGCAAAAAGCAAAAGCGCTGATGTATCTGTTATGATGTTAAATTTGTTTTGGCAAAGCCTGCCACAGCCGCATATCCTCTTGACCCAGCGACCAAAAAGCAACTCCTCGCAAGTTCCAACGGTAAGCCGCTTCATTTGCCCAGTAAACCAAGCTATCCACATCTTGAAAATAGCAGATACCAAAGCCGTCTGAATCACCGAAGAACAATCGTGAAATCCAAACATTGTTATCTCTCGGTGTCACCAATACTGTATAATCTCCGCCGCAGGCAACACGGATAATATCAGAGTGGAAGAAATCATAGTCCAGTGAAATATCCTCGCTCCGTGTGGCCGTTTCCTCCACATCAGAATTGACGGTAAATACCTCAAACTCATTATCCCAAGTGACGTTATTTCTTGCAATTCTGCCATAGCTTTTTGAGGTTCCATCGGGCATCGTCACATCAAATGTCTCATACGGTTCATAAGTCCAAGCATCGCCCAAACGGAGCAATTCGCATTTAATCTGCCCATCAGACTGTATTCCTGCATATCCGCTTGTAGATGAGATATTTGCAGTGAAACGCAGCGTATAACTGTTGCCAGAATAGACCTTTACTCTGTTGCCACGCTTCCGTATCTCGATGAGGTACATATTGGGATTGGTGCGGATATTGGCATCGGTGGTGCGAGAATATTCACCCTGCCAACTGTTCAAAAGCGTACTGCCTTGATAGAGTTCAATTCGCTGGTTGTTGATGTTAATGCAGCAGAACACATTGCCAATGAAAACTCCTGCACGACCTGTGCCATTTGAGGGAAAAGCTATCCTCGCTCGAAGATGCACATCGGTAAAACCTGAATACTTCCAAGCAAGCTGACCACTGCCCTCAAGCTGTGAGTAAACTCGGCTCGTGGCATATTCATCACTTCGCCAAATTTTCCAAGAGCCAGACAGCGTTGTCCAGTAGCTATCAGGAATTGGTGGGTTATCTCTAAAATCTTCATACCAAGCGAGTGCCGAGTCAGGCTTTCTGCGTAGAACCTCTGTTGTCAACCGAAATCCCTCTGCAGGTGCTCTCATGATACCGTCTACATCTTTGAAATGGCGAGGTGACAATCCAAAGGTGGCATTGCCTGCCCATGGTCTTTGTGAGAATGAACTGCATACTCTGAATCCATAAAAAACCGAACCCGGCACACCGCCAGTAATCACAATGGTATGCTGTCCTGCGGAAAGAGTACGTTGTGTAGCCAAGGCTCTCCAGTGGCTCGTTTTCCAGTATGGCCACCACAGGCGATTTTCACTAAAAGATACGGCATTGCCGTCTAAGGTAAGGTTGATACCATTCTTATCCCAAAACGGAAATCCGATACGAACGGCAATGTCATATACTCCAGAGGTGGGAATCGTGAAATTGTAGGTAGCCGTTCCATTTGCAGCCACTGCCGCCGAGGTATCGCCGATGATCATATTCCCCGTGTAGCTGTCTGGCTTGCCGTTTCGGTCAAGATAAATCGTGCCAAACTCTGTCTTTTGCTCTTTGCCGTAGCAGGTCAGATAATTGCGGCGGTTGTAGGTTTCGCCAGTGATTGGAGCGTTTCGTGAAATAGCATCTTGCCCCTCCATGTAGTCATACACAAAGGGCAAAATCCACGGCACTTTATCGTAGTCATCCCAATAGGCGGCAAAGGGGATATATGCTTGTCGGTCGGCAAAATGATACCCGCCATTCATCCAAATTTCAGACGCGTAGTAGGTGTTGGACGTTCCACGATAGGTCTCACCAATATCCTCTGGCTTTTGATAAATCTGCCATTCCCATCCGTAAGCGGGCAAACCCATAAAAATTTTATCAGGATTCATCACCCTTGCGGCATAATCATACGTTCCCTCAAGCCAGCTTCTTGGCGAAACAGGACCGGGAGCGGAGCCTGCCCAAGCCATGCCGTAAGTCATAATGGATGCGGTGTCACAATAATTATTCAGGTCGCCATACACGCACCAATTCTCACCACCGACCGAGCCTTGCACACCTGTCATACCGGGCAGACAGATATTCATCAGTTTGGTGTGATCATAGGCTTTGACTGCGTTGTAGATATCACGAAAAAGAGTGTTCGCCGCATCCTTATTCTCATAACCTCCGCCACGCTCTAAATCAATATCAATTCCAGAACACCACGGATATTTCTGCATGATTCGGACGATTTCTGTGAGAAACTTATCCTTTGCGCCGTTTGTGTTGTTGCGAAGAGCGGTGAAAATACTGGCTGTGCCGTGGTTCATAATAGTCAGCAGCCAATTGATATGCGGCCATTTGTTGATGTAGGGCATCATGCCGTTGATGGAAGTTCCTGTTTCGCTAATTGTTCCCGTGATATCCACCTCAAATGTAAAAATGCCGACTGTATCAAAACAATCGCCATGATTATTCAGTGCTTGGAACATTCGGGAATTGCCCATGAACGACCATATCATGCACCGCTTGCCTTTTAAATAATCTCTACGATTCGTTTGAGAAACGTTACTCATAGGCTGTGTTCTCCTTCCATCATTTCTTTGAATTCAAAATATACTCGTGCAGATTTTCCTTTTTCAAGCTGGACTTGATGCTTATCATCATAAACGGCGGTGTATTGATAGAATCCGTTTTTTGGGGTAGCGCTGCCGTTTTTAAGGCATCTACGCTCCGATGCAAGCAGAGCGAACTCATCGCCAGCATTTGCTGAAGATAGAAACACCGCCTCGTGAGAGCCGGCCCCTTGCGACAGCTTAATACTTCCTGCCGCCATTGGCTGATTGGGGTAGATGTAGCAATCAAGTCCAGTGGTAGTACCGCCGCTCGTATGCAAAACCAAGGTATCGCCAGAACGCACCACGGCATTAAAATATTTCGGTGGGTTATCGCTGTTTTTCAGCATGGTAGTTGTGTGAGGTGTGTAGCCAGTAAGCCTTGAACCCTCTTGTAACTGTAAGTCGGTGAAATATATATCGCCAGTGCAATCGGATATGATCGGGCGAATGGTAACGCTGACCACACGCATATCCTCACGGGTTTTTATGCTTTCGCTGAAGCGGATGAAGTTGTTGATTTGCATAATCACCACCTACCCATCCAAAGTCCACTCAATCTCACAAACATGGGAGACCCAGCCAGTAGCCACAGAACCCGCTTGCAGCATGATATCCGTAAAATACACCTCACCTGTACAATCCGTGATGCAAAGCCGAATGGTGATGGAGCGGAGCTTGCCATAACCCTTGGGAGACGCATCTCTTGCAATATGCTGAAAATATGCCAAATCTCATCACCAACCTTTCAGAATAAGTCTATAAACCTAGTTTCTGTAGTTCCGTCCTCATATTCAAACACAACCTCAATGCCAACCTGCCCATTCGTGCCTTTCTTCAAATTCTCCGAGCCAATCTGTGCGGAAATGGTGTAACTCCGCCTTGATGCAGGGTAGACTGTTTGTGCAATGCTCTTTGTGCCGGTGACACCTGTCGCCTTAAAAGAAGCTGTACCGCTAACACCATTTTCAGCATCCACCTCAAAGCCTGAGTTCTGCCAATAGGCAAAACCATTGTCGGCACGGGAGTTTCGCAGATGATTAAACGGTACCATATCTTTAACTTCCTGCTGCACTACCGAGGACTGGTCAAGCTGGTCGGCCACCACGTCATTTGAGGAATCGCCGAGTTCTCGCAGTTTTGAGGATAATTCAAGCACCGTTTTCCACGGCTCTTGCAGATTGTACTGCCTACGGATAATCCTCGTTTTAATCGTAAATCCTAAATCACGGTCATCCACCGTTACAATATCCCCAAGCGCCCACTGCTCATGTTCATATCCAGTGAGCACCGATAAATCCATCGCTGAAAGCACATATGACACACGAGGTCTTGCGTATTCCGCTAGACGCATATTGGCAAACTCAAGCATCTGATAAGGGTTCGTAAAATTAGAGCAGTCCAAAGTAGATACTCGTACTTCGTTTGAATAGGTGTAATCTTCCACATATTCTTTGCCATCATTGATAGATGAAAATGTGATGCCGTCCTTACCATAGGCATAAAGCCTTGTCACGAGCGAACGTGTATCCACAACTCGCTTAATGCTTGTGAGGTTCTTTTTGTAAGCAAATAACGCTCCGCTGTCCTTACCGCTGAAAGTCAGCAGACTCACTAATCGATTTCGGCTGTCAAAAACCAAATCGCCGCCATGGATATTCTGTACCTGCCGTAAAATGGCGAGGGCATTTTTCTCTTCACAAGTCCAAGTACGCAAGGTGCTGACATTTACTGTGCCAACCGACCAGCCTGTGCCTTGCAGTGCATAACGCAATGCCTCATCAGCACGAGCGGCATTAAATTCAGTCGGCTGTTTTTCTGCAGAGTAAGTCAGATCATAAAATGCCGCCTCTGCATACACCGAAGTGAGAATACTGCCATCAGATGCTTTTTCATCGGTCAGTGTTCGCACTCGGTAAATCTCATCCGCTATTTGTACCTGCTTTTCATTATCCAAAGATACTCGCTTGCCATCATTAAATGGAATCTTGAAATCCAGTGTATCTGCACCGTTGACCTCGCCAGTGGCAATAATGTCATAGGCATTTTCAAGCACGGACTCCCACGCTCCATTAGAATCAAGTACCACAGGACGAGCAAAGCCAAGTCGCTCATACGGCGATTTTGGAATGTCGTGCAATTGGATATCCAATAACCTCGGAGTCTGCCTTGTATCCGTGGTAGTCAGCGTAATGCGGAAGCGGATAAACTCACGGTTTGGAGATTGCAATTCTCCGTTTGTGCCGACAGCCTGCCACATCGACCAGTCCGTCATATTGTTTGATGTCGAAGCTTCAATCAGCGATATTGCTGTTACTCCTGCCACATATTCAGAACTTACTGAAACACGACCAGAGCCTGCCAAAGCACAAAGCGTAGCGGTGGTTTCAAGCACACCATTTTCAGCGTAAGCGTTTTCGGTTCTCTTTAATAAAACACTACCCGACTCGGTAAGGGCATCAATATCGGCAGAAGAATCTGCACCGTTGGCAAGTAGTGATTGTCTAAAATACTGCGTTAAATCATCAATGGTTAGCTGTGAATTCGTTTCAAAGAACCAATCATCTACACCGCCTGCATACCAATAGGTATTTGTGTGCCTGCCGATTTCAATGTTCGCCACGCAGGAGCGGTTGATTTCACCCGTAAACGTTCGAAGCGGTGTAGTCCATAACGTTCCATCACTGCGGTCACCAAGGATATATTGCGAGGTTTTATTCGTCACATCAATAATCACGGCTATAAAATACCATCCATTGTTTCTCATTGAAAATGATGGCGTTTCCGTCTGGTCAAGAATCAGCGTTCCTGATGAATTATAAATCATCATGCGGGGTCTACCTGAAAATAGAGACATATATAAAATTGGCTGCCCCGGACCATTACGGGTATTAAATATTGGACAGTAGGTATTGCCAACGGAATAAGTGGTCGGATTTATCCAGCCGCCCACAACGATTTTATCGCCTAAATCAGAAAAGAAACTGCCTTCATTGGTGGCGATGAGGTGGGTTCTTTCCGTAGTAGGATTGGTGATATTCATGCGGAAATATCTGCCGTGAAAGCCATCACGAAGTCCTGCAGTCGTTCCAGACCAGCCCGATACTGTAAGGTGTCTGCCATTGCCGGATGAATCAATAAGCTGTGTATTGCTGTCAGGTTCAGATTCATTAAACCGCCACATGGCGGAGGTCTGCTCGGTTATTGGGAATTCGCCTGTAAAATCTTCTTGTGTTGTGAGAACTGATTTTACTGCCACATCGTCACCTCCATCTGCTCTGCGCTTGAATTTTTAGTTCCGTAAATGTTCCACCTACGGTTGATATTTGAATGGTATTAATTCCTTTTGACAGCACAGGAAAATTCAACTCTTGCAAGCAAGGCAGGCCATTTCTAAGCGTTTCACCTTGTGCATCCACAACCTTTGCCGTCACTTTGCCTGTATCGATTACCAGAGTTTCGTTTGATGCCAATGCCCCAACAATGCGTAATTCCTCATTGTTGGTGACAAGAGAAACATAACTTGCCGTTCCTGATGGAATAACACCTTTTAAGAGGTACACAGGTTCGGAGTCGGTATTGCCCTTGAGCCTGCGAACCTCATGACTGCCTGTTGCTGTGAGAGTGTAAGTTTCATCCGTCAAAGCATAAGCGTGAGGATCAGGGCAGACGAATTTTAAATCAAATGCCCCTGCTGATAAAATAAGCCGTTCGCAGTCCACTGCCTCAGAAAGCCTTGCCGTAAAATATCTGTCTGGAACATCATCAAAAATCACTTGCTTTGCTCCATGAGCAGGGTCAAGCCACTCCGCCATATCATCCAGCACCGATACAAGCGATGCGAAATTATACTTCGGATTGATATTGCACCGAACCGTAATAATTCGCTCGGCACTGTCACTGCCAAAGTCAGCTACACCATATTTGCCGGGAATGCTGACAAAGGAATTACGCAGCGAAGGAGATGCCTGCCAATTTGTAAGCCTTGCTTTGATTTTCATGCTCTGTGAGGATATTCCGTTATATACAAATCCCATGTCGCACCTCCCTCTATGCCGGATTGAATTGGCCTTGTGCTCTTGAACTGGTCTGCATTAAGTTATATAGTTCCTGTGAAATCCTGCGGATGTCATCCTCAGTGCGAACAATCATTTGCTGAACCACAACCAGCGGATTTCCGCCCATGCCAGCCATTCCAGCGACACCGCTTACACCACCGCTGACATTCACCCCTGCATCCACATCAAAGCTAGAGGGGATCGCATTTTGCATATCATCGCTGACGTGTTCCATTGCCTTTTCAAATCCCACACCGATACCTTCGCCCATATTACCGCCAAGCTCTGCAAACAAAGTGGATGGGGAATGGATGCCGAAGAAGTTTTTAATCTTATCAACCACACCGCCAAAGAATCCTGAAATTTTACCCCACAGCCAGTCGCCGACATTGGAGATACCCTGCCACAAGCCTTTGATGAGGTTTGAGCCGACATCGACAATCTTGCCAGCGCTGTCCATAAAGCCCTTTACCAATGCCGATATAATCTGCGGTACAGCCTTTACAACCTCTACGATAATCTTCGGAAGATTTTTGATGAGTGCCGTCAGAAGCTGAACACCTGCCATGATGATTTTATCAATGTTTCCAACAATGGCATTTACAAGACTGGTCACAATCTGTGGAATAGCAGAAACCACCATTGTAATTATCTGCGGTAAATTCTGAATCAGTGACACTAGCAGCTTAATTCCCGCATCGATAAGCTGTGGGATTGAACCGAGGATTGCAGTTAACAGTCCATCAATAATCTGTGGTATCGCTGCTACAATCGCCGAAATAATCTCCGGCAGTGCCGTAATCAGTGCAGTCAAAAGCTGTATCCCTGCCTCAATGATCTGCGGAATTGCTCCAATCACAAAATCAACAATCGCAGTAATAATTGCAGGGAGTGCCTCTATTAGCTGTGGTATTGCCGCAAGCAAACCCTCAGCCAAGCCGAGAATTAATTGTAGTGCAGCATCCAGTAACATTGGCAGATTTTCAATCAATCCCTGTACAATTGTAACGATGGCATTGACTGCCGCAGGGATAAGTTCAGGCAGTGCCTCGCCGAGACCTTGCACCAACGTTGCGATTAATTGAACCGCCGCCTCAATGAGTAACGGTAGATTTTCTATCAGTGCTCCGACAATCGTCATGACGGCATCAACCGCCACTGGAATTAGTTCCGGCAATAGGGATAACAGCATGGTTAGAACTTGCGTAAACAGATTAGTCACTGTTTCAATCAGCATTGGAAGCAAATCACCAATTGCCGATAATATCGCACCCATTACCGTTGGCAGTGCCGCTACCACGTTTTCCAGCACCGGCACAATGTTTTTCACAACCGCCTCAAATGCATCTACAAGATTTTCAGTCAGATTGGTCATATCCGCATTGGCATTTCCAAGTCCTGCAACAAACGATTCTGTCGCAGCGGTAAGCAGACCAAGTGAACCCGATACCGTTTCGGTGGATTCTCTTGCAAAGTTGCCTGCATACTGCTCCGTATTCTCAAAAAACATCTGCATGGCGACTTCTGCTTTTTCTGCCTGCGAGGCGGTTGCCCATGTGAAGTCCAGTCCTTTGGCAAGCGCATAGGCTTCAATGTTAGTCGCATTCATCGCTACACCGAGGTTATCCATCATGGTGAAGTTGCCTTTTGCCGCACCCGCAACGGAGTCCAAAGCCACCTGCATATCAATGCCCATAACCGATGCCATATCGGCGGCTCTTTGCATTGCCTTTTCCGTAAGGTCAGCAGATTTTTGAACATCCAATCCAGAGCCTTGAAACAGGGCACCCATCTTGTTGGCCGTAGCAAGATACTGGCTTTGAGATACACCCATATTCTTATAGGCATCCTCACCGATTTTCTGCATATGGTCAGCGTAATCTTGAAAAACTGCCTCCGAACCGCCAAGGTTCTGCTCCAGTTCTCCAAACTGCTCCACCACTTCCTTGCCAAGCTTAATGGCGGCCGCACCGGCGGCTACTGCAACGGCTCCCATGGTTGCACCGATGCCTTTTAGAATACCGCCCAGCTTTTCGAATTTATTGCCGCCCTTTTCAGCAGAATCGGCGGCATCATCCAGTTCATCAGCAAGGTCATCTGCAGAGTCGGCGGCATCGTCCATCTCATCTGTACTGTCGTCTATGTCATCAGACAAATCCTCAATTGCCCGGCTGTTATTTTCAAGCTCACGCTCCATGCCGTTTAGTTCAGCCTGTGCATTGTTAAGCTGAATCGCCCATGCCTGTGTACGCTTATCATTTTCACCGAAGGAATCGGTGGCATTCTGCAGAGCATCACGCAGCGTAGTGATCTTCTCTTTTTGCTGGTCAATTTCTTTGTTCAGCACCTGATTGCGTGCAGTGAGCGCTTGCATGGATTTATCGTTTTTATCAAACTGCGAGGACACCAGATTCATTTCTGATGCCAGTACCTTGAATGACTGGTTGATATCACGCAACGCATTTTTGAACTCTTTTTCGCCCTCGACACCTATCCGTAATCCGAAGTTGTCTGCCAAGAATGCCGCCTCCTTCCTTTGCTAAATTCCATCAGGAATAATCTCATCAATGAAATGCTCTCGCTTGGGTTTTGCCATGCCAAGGAACTGTTTGTGGCATTCCCATAAATCAAGGAGCAATCCCAGCGGCATCAGCCATGTTTCTTCCTCAGAACGATTCAGATGCACCGTCCCGTAATATAAAAGTCGAGTAAATAACTCATCGTCACTTACTCGACCACCACGTTTTTTGGCGGGAGCCCCGCTGGCGAATTTTCCTCAGACATAATATCTCGCTTGGTTCCTTTGAACATTGCCTCCGTAATTGCGCTCTTATAAGTCGCCAATTCCAATGGCGAGGTGAGAAGCTCCACCTCATCCTCTGTCAATACATCTTTTGGATTATCCTTATTTTTCAGGTTGTGTATAAGAATGCTCTGATTCGCAAGCACCGTGATGAGCCAGATAATCTCATCCAACGCCATCTCGAAATTCTCGGACTTCATCAGCTTATCTCCCAAATTCTCAAGTCCGCCGTATCGTCTGGCAATCTCCTTTGTAGCACGAGTGGTAAGCATGAGTTCAAAATCCATGCCACCGATATTAATAACTGCACTTCTTTCATTCTCCATTTTCATCAACCTCCCTCATTGCCGAATGTCGGCTCATATACTTCGCTGTACCAAGCGTTAATGGTTTCTGCTGTAACCCCTGTGTCATCTGCATTCACTTCCGCTTTCCACGGATGATTACCGTTGCCGTCTAACTTGTTACGGCGAGAAACTGTACCCTCAATGGTCGGTGTAGAAAAGGTGATGCTGTCACCCTTGGTAGCAAGGTTTGTGCCGGGAACACCAAACAGAACCCGATACAGCCAAAAGTAACGATATTTCTGATTAGCTTTCTTGGCTCGAAATCCGATAGCCACTGGCTTTCCGCCATCTTCACTGGTTGAAATAAGCACACCGTTATCATCTGTGGTTGCCCCGGTCAGTTCTTCAGCCGCAGGTCTGCCGATATCATCCACACCGAGAGAAAGTGTGCCGTTTTTAAACTCCTTAATAATCTCTGCTGCACCATCATCGGCATACAAGGTTGCCTCTGCCAGTTCTATGGACAGTTCCGCAGAGATGGCTTTTGCCAGTATAACAGGCGTACCATAGGTTTCTTCGCCATTTGTCCCTTCTGTAATTGGTGCATAATACAGTCTGTCAAGACCGATTGTTGCCATAGTCAGTCCTCCTTCAATTCATATAGTTTTGCGGCATCAATGCCGTAGTGGTGATACCCGGTATCATCCTCATGCCCGATATATCTGCGGTCAGTAATCTCAATCTCCGCTTTTAGCAGCGCCCTTACGATCTGATTTTTCCGCTGTTGATAGTTGTTTTTACTAAACAGAGAAATCCGTGCCTCCTGTGTTTCAAAGTGAGGATTGTTATCGGCAAACCCCTCAAACACATCCGCTATCGGTGTGATGACCGCATATTCATCTGGTGCTTTCCCTTTAAAAACACCAGTCTCGACTAAAATGCCGAGACCGTCTAAAATTGCATTCAGTTCCTTTAAAATACTCATAGCTTATTTATCTCCTCATCCAGCTTTTGCTTCATGGCTTCAACACAGGCTCTACGTGATGAGGAACGTGCAGGCTTTAAAAATGGCTTTGCAGGCTGACCGTGCTTGCCGTGTTCGATGATATTTGCAAGCATAGCATTGCTTTTTCCATCACTACGTGGTTCAGCAAAACCAATCTTCACATTGTGAGTGCCCTTGTTATCCACCTTGGCAGGTGTTACACCAAGGGAAGAAAGCAGCTCGCCAGTAGCTTCAGATGGATATTTTGTACCACTGCCGATGACCGATTCAAGATTATTCTTCACCTTGGAAAGTACAACCTCCGAACCTGCCTCAAGGCAGGATTCAATAATCGTGTCCGTCTTATCGCCAAGCGTGGACAGCTTCAATAAAAAATCCTCTGGCATTTTCATAGTTGCCTTCGCCAATCTCTATCACCTCCATTTACCCGCCCACTCTGGTTATCTCACAGTCTGCTCTATTTTTTCAGCCAGCACCTCAATATACATCCCACGTCCTTTTACATCCTCAACGCTGTGAATGCGGTAACGACCGTCTTCACAGGTAATCACCATGGAAGTCGTGACAACAAGAGAGGTCAGCCTGCGAAAGCGGAACAAGGCGGTCGCTTCAGAAAACGCCGCCCTGTTCGCCCATTTTTCATTGCCGTGCCGATCCTCTTTATACGCCCTCACACTTGCAAGCACCGTATCGCCAGTGTTTACAAACCCCTCATCGTCCTTAACCGAAGCTGTCGAGATGATATCAATAAAGGTGTTCATCTTGCCAAAACTCATGGCTGCCACCTCCTGTCCAGTCGCAGGAGCAGATTAACTGTATTCCAAACCTGCTGAGAGGCATTTACATTGTCAGTAAAGAAACCGCCAGTGCTGCCGTCACGGGACTCGTAAAAGTGTGAAGACAGCATAAGGACGGCTTGCTCGGTAGTCGCTGGCATAGAATTTTCAGTGTAATATCCCTCCGATATATGCTGATAGCTCTCCGCATAGGAAACAGCGGCACGGATGAATCCCTTGAGCAGTTCGTCATCCGTATCGTGTTCCAAGATGAGGTTGGCTTTTACTTTCGGAAGCAAATCCTCAATCACCGCCATAATTATGCCCCTGCCATCTGCAGAAGCTGAATGCCCTCAGCGAGAATCACCTTACCATCCACACGCTCTGTCGCAAGGAATCCAACCTGCCCATTTCCAGCATAGAGTTCATTGAGTCTCTGGAGTGTTCTGCCTGCACGGTCAGCAATCCAATAATTAGAGAAATCGCCAAAAGCAACAGGCAACGCACCCGATTCAATCGTTGGAGCATAAGGGCTGGTATATAGCGGATACCCAAACAAGCGGTCAGGCTGACCTTGTGCCAAGGCAGGCTGCCAGAGGTACTGACCATTAGAGTCCTTCAGCTTACGGAATGCGGCCACAGTCGAATCATTGGTAAGAAATACAGCATTTCTGCGGTACGGGGTCTTGAGGGAGTATACAAGGCTGATGATGTCATCAAAGGTTACTGCGGCTCCGCTTGTTGTTGCACCCACATGACCGCCGTTTGCGGTAAAAATACCAGACGGTCTTCCTGCACCGTTGCCAACGCAAAATGCCTCTTCCTCCGCTACTCCGATTGCCCTTGAAAATTCAGCCGCAAGATACGCTTCCAGATTGAACATACTGTCAGCAAGCAGCTCCACACTGACCTTCACAAGGTCGGTCAGCTTGTAGGCATCCAAGGTTTTCTGATCAAATGTTACACCACTTTCAGGAATTGCACCGTTTTCCGCTACCCAAGTTGCAACGGAAGGTGTAGCCGCAATCGGCACTTTTCTCTCCACAGAGGTGGTGATAGTTTTCGCCAGCTTACGGATGATATTATCCTCATTCAGTCCCTGAACAATGGTGGTTTCAAATTCAGTCGGCACAAGGTAACCGCCGTCAGCATCCACACCCTCGGATAACACATTTGTCACAGGTCTGCCACGCATTGCCGCAAAGAAATCACGGCGATATTCATCACGGGAACGGCCTGTTTTATTGTCCTCGCCGGGTCTTTGTGGCGTATTTGTAATGGCATTAGAGGTCGGTGCGTTCAGTTCGGCATCAATCGCCGCCTGACGTTCCAACCTCTCAACTTCCTTACCTAGAGCCACCACGTCGGACTCCATCTTCTCATAGGTGGCAGTGTCCTCGGCGGACAGAAGTCCGTCATTGCCACGCTTGGTATCAAGGAACGCTTTCGCTGCATCCCATGCCTTTGCTCGTTTCTCACGCAGTTCTAAAATCTTTCTCATAATAAAAAAATCCTCCTTCAAATTAGTGGGTAATTAATGAGAGCCGCTTTTCTAGCGACTCTACAGGTGTACCGGTAGGTTGTTTTTCTTGTTTCGGTTTGACCTTGTTTAGCAGTGAATTGGTCACTGCCTTGCGGCTGAACGCATAGGTGACATCTTCAGTGCCATGCCTTTTCTCATCGTCCAAAACACCATCTGCAAAACCAAGTTCAATTGCTTTGTTCGCAGACATCCATGTTTCAGCATCCATCAGATGGGATAGCTTGGTGCGTGACATTCCTGTTCGGATTTCATAGGCATTGATAATGGATTCCTTTACCTCATCCAGCATATCAATGGCCTTTTTCATCTCCTCGCTGTCACCGATGGCAACCGTAAGCGGATTATGCACCATCATGAGTGCTGTGGGAGCCATCAGCACTTCTGTGCCTGCCATGGCGATTACGCTCGCTGCCGAAGCCGCAATGCCATCAATCTTGATGGTGACATTGCCTTTGTAGTCCATCAGCATAGAATAAATCTGACTTGCCGCCACACAATCACCACCCGGTGAATTCAGCCAGATGGTGATATTTCCTGCGGCTGAGAGCAACTCACCCTTGAATGCGGCTGGTGTAATGTCATCATCAAACCAGCTTTCCTCCGCAATCACTCCGTCAAGGTAGAGGATACGGTTATCATCCGCATCTCTTGCCCAGTTCCAAAATTTCTTCACTTGTTTTCCTCCAATCCATTCTGATTTTGATTTGCAAATAGACCTGCATCTTTTAATTTGGCCATATTGCCATTGACAAGATATAGATCGCCTCCTTCCTCGGCAGGGATTCGATTCATATTCTCCAGTTCTCGGATATCGTTCGCTGATAACCAGCCGTTCTGCCTGCCAGTGGCATATCCAGTCATACGACTCTGATAATCGCCACGGAGCAGACCATCCAAGTTGAACTTCACAAATATGGATGGTTTTTCTGACGGAAGAATCAGTGATTGCTGTAAGCTCTGCTCCCAGCGCACCACCCACGGGTCAAGAGTGTATTTCACAAACTCAAGACTTTGCTGCTCGATGTTACTGAAACTGGATTTATCAAGGTCAGCAAGCATATGCGGCGGCACTCTGAAAATACGGGCGATTTCATTGATTTGAAACTTCCTTGTTTCCAAAAACTGTGCTTGTTCGGGCGGAATTCCTATCGTCTGATATTTCATGCCCTCTTCCAGCACAGCCACACGGTGTTGTTTGCCGTTGCCTTGATAGGCGGCATTCCATGAATCCTTAACCTTCTGTGGGTCTTTGATGACTCCCGGATGCTCCAGCACACCGCCGGGATAGGCACCGTTGGCAAAGAAAGTCGCACCATATTCCTCTGTTGCAAGTGCCATACCGATAGCATTTTTCGCCATAGCAATGGGACTGTATCCCACAAGACCATCAAAGCCAAGTCCGGGGATATGCAAGACCTCATCCCTCCGCAGCGTAACCCTCCCATAATCAGGATTCAGCTTACTCTCACCGCAGTCACGATAATAGGTGTAAATGAGTTCGCCATTCTTGGCTCGTGATACATCCATCTTGCTTGGGAGCAGGGGGTAGAGTGCAAGCACTCGACCTCTGCCATCACGGATAACCTGTGCGTAGGCATTTCCCCATAATAAAAGATGACTCATCAGTGTCTCTCGAAACACAAATGAAGTCATCTCTGAATTTGGCTCATCGTGGAGCAAATAATATAGCGGATGATTTGTAATCTTTTCTTTCCCGCCATCGTTTTTGTACTGGTAAACATGAAGCGGCAGTCCCGCCACAGCCTCCGCTAAAATTCTCACGCAGGCATATACTGCCGTTGTTTGCATAGCAGTCCGCTCGTTTACTGACTTGCCCGCCGTTGTACCGCCAAACAGAAAAGAAAAATGACTGCCAACACGATTCTGCGGCTTATCCCTTGAGCGAAATAGGCCTGAAAATATACTCATAAAATCAATAACCCCCTTTCTCCATAAACACTGCCGCCCGTGTCATTCCCACAGCGAATGGCTCGGTCAAGTGCCATAATCGTTGCTACAGCACCATCTATTTTTTCAGTGGATTTTTCTTTGTCCGGCTTGATATTGCCTGCAGGGTCAGACTTGATAAAAATGTTATCCATCATCCACCTTAGAACCGGATGCCCGCCATGTGCCAGCTTTTCTTCCAAGGTCAGCTTCATCAGTTCCTTTGTCGGAGGACTCATATCTTTAAATCCCTGACCAAAGGGAACAACAGTGAATCCTAACCCCTCAAGGTTCTGCACCATTTGTACTGCACCCCAGCGGTCAAAAGCAATTTCACGGATATTGAACCGTGTGCCAAGTTCTTCTATGAATTTTTCAATGTAGCCATAGTGAACCACATTTCCCTCGGTAGTCAGTAGAAAACCTTGTTTTTCCCAAAGGTCATACTGCACATGGTCACGGCGGACACGAAGGTCGATATTATCCTCCGGCATCCAGAAGAATGGTAAGATCTGATATTTGTCCGTTTCATCCTCTGGTGGGAACACCAGCACAAAAGCTGTGATATCTGTGGTTGAAGATAAATCCAAACCACCATAACAAACTCGCCCCTCCAACGATTCTTCTGAAACCGCAAATGCACAGGCATCCCATTTTGCCATCTGCATCCAACGAACAGCCTGCTTTACCCATTGGTTCAGTCTTAGCTGTCTGAATGAGTTCTCTTCGGCAGGATTTTGCTTTGCTGATTCACAGGCAGCTTCCACTTTATCTATCCCAACGGTAATGCCGAGGGAGGGATTCGCTTTCTTCCATATCTTCGGATCAGTCCAATCATCCTCTTCTTTTGCACCATAAATGATTGGATAAAAAGTGGAGTCGTGCTTTCGTCCCTGCAAAATATCCAGTGCCTTTTGATGGGTTTCGTAGCAGATGCTATTGGTATCACTGCCGGCCGTGGTGATGAGGAAGTACAGCGGCTGGGTTCTGGCATCACCAGAGCCTTTGGTCATAACATCAAACAGCTTGCGGTTTGGCTGAGTATGGAGTTCATCAAAAACCACTCCGTGTATATTAAAGCCGTGCTTGGAGTAAGCCTCGGCAGAAAGCACTTGATAAAAGCTATTTGTCGGCAAATATACAATCCGCTTGGTGGAGGCGAGGATTTTTACTCTACGAGATAGTGCCGGACACATCCTTACCATATCGGCAGCTACCTCAAAAACAATGCTGGCTTGCTGCCTGTCAGCGGCACAGCCATACACCTCAGCACGTTCCTCGCCGTCACCACAAGTAAGGAGCAAAGCTACAGCCGCCGCAAGCTCTGATTTGCCTTGTTTTTTCGGAATTTCAATATACGCCGTGTTAAATTGGCGATAACCATTCGGTTTCAAAATCCCAAACACATCACGGATAATCTGCTCCTGCCAGTCAATGAGGGTGAATGGCTTTCCTGCCCATTTACCCTTGGTGTGTGACAGTGCTTCAATAAATGCTACGGCATAGTCGGCGGCATCGCTGTCATAGACTGAGTCCGCTGAAATAAAGCGTGTTGGTTTATATTGATTCAGTTTTCGCATATCAGCCAATCCCTCCTTCCTGCGTTTTGGCAAAAGAAAAGAGCCTCGAAAGAAGCTCTTCATAATTGTGTTTATAACTATTCCTGTCCGCTGCGGTGTATGGTTTCAAGTATTGATTCCTGTTCATCGATACCCACACCAATGCTCTCCAGCGCCTCCCGTGTGCCGCAGTCGGGGCAGATAAGCGTTTCGTTGTCCTGTCTTGAAAGGGCAGGGACTCCGCCGTAAATCGCGCCACAGCGGGGACAGGTTTTAAGTCTGATTTCATTTGTATTCTTCATGGTAACTCCTCCTGCTGTTTTCTACAGCCGTGAATAAAAATTCCTCGTCAAATCCGAAAGATGCATATCCCTCAAGACAGGTGCGGACATAATAATCGCTAGGAATTCCAAGCGGTCTATCTTCATGCATGATATACACAAAAACATCTCTGACTCTAACTTTTCCAGTCCTAATTCCGGTGATTGGCAGTTTCATTTCTGCCTTGTAATAAAAGTCGGGAAACCCCTCATAGCGGTCAAGGGCAAGCTCATCTGATTCGGTTACCTCCCATACGGCAACAGGAACACTCGCCCCAATTTTGGGTTCAATGGTAAGATAAGAGCCTGTTTTACTGCCTTTAAAAAGCAGTTCGTAATCATCAATCACCGATGTGCCAATAATTCTTGACTGTGGGCATCGCATTTGCATCTGCCGAATGTTTAAGTTGCTGCCGTAAGCAATATAATATCTTTTTCCCATAATGGTATCCATCCTTTCCGAAGGGAGAACGTCTCCTGCGGGGATCACCCTTCTACCACCTTAAGACCGCCAAGGCGGTTAAGGTAGCAGGAGGCTAACTCCTGCGTGTTCTTCAAGCGGCTCTGCCATTCCTGAAGGCTGTGTCTCCTGCAAGTCTTTTTGTGAGGATTTCTCTTGCTGTTTTGAACTCATCCCCGATAAATCCAAGCCTTAAAAGCCAAGTCCTCATTGCATATTTGGGATTTTCGTTCTGCTGTGGCTTTGGGCTGGCTGTTCGCACCGTCTTTGCCATTTGGCTAAGGGCTAGGCAAAGCTGAATGTAGCTTTTTAGCTGTCCCGCGTGAAGTCCGTTAAGTTTTCCGTCTGCAGGGGCATCAAATTCGAAAAGTCTGAATTCAACCGTTCCCTTGGTAAAGGTCGCATGGTAGTTGAGCATATGGTATCGGCTGTCGTTGTAATGATGGTCTCTGCCGTAGTTGGCTCCGTTTGAGGAGTACCAAATGTCTGCCAAGGCTGACATGGTTTTCGGTTTTCTTTTGTTGATTTCCTCTAAGAACCTTGGGTCAACCGTTCTGCAGTAGCGGTTCATTCTGCCTCGGTCGAGGTCAAGGGCATCGGCAATCAAATCCTCGTGGCTTGCCATGATGTTGGCAAGGTTTCTCATGGTTTGCGGTGTGTGTCCGTTTGCTCCGATGTGAACATGGATGCCGCACCCTCTGGTGGCATCGCTTTTGGCTCCTGCGTGGCGAAGTTTGCGGATAAGCTCCTGCAAAACCTCAATGTCGCTGTAGTGAAGAATCGGGGTAACCAGTTCGCATTTTTCGCTGTCAGGACCCGCAATGCTGACATCCTTTTGAAATTTCCATTCTCTGCCGCTCTCGTCCCAAGCCGACCAAGTGCTGTAGCCGTTTCTGCCCGCTGTGTTTTCGTATCTATGGGTTCCAAAGAAGGTGGCGGCAATTTTGGCTGCCTTGTCTCTTGTAATGTTGTTCATCTCGACCTCGACCCCAATGGTCTGTTTTTTCATTTCTTCAATCTGGTTTGCAATCTTTTCATTCATCGTATTTTCCTCCGCTTTCGCTGTGTATTTCCCTTTCGGTAGTACGTATATTAACTCTAAAAGCACACTATATCAATACGATTACTACACAATCATTTGAGGGCGATATTGTGTATATTATGGCGGTTATTTCGCCCTTTCGGAGACGGCTTTTTTGACGATATCCTCGCCATAAACAACATGAAGACCGCTCCCGTTATCCCAGCGCACCATAAGGCTTGCCGTATCATCAACGCCCGTTACTGTACCAAGCGTTCCAATGGATGGAGCCTGCGGGTCATCCATTTTCACAAGCTCCACTCGTGTGCCGACAGGATAGGCTTTGCGAACGCTCTCTACAATCTCTCTACTCGGAAATTTCATCGCTTGCACCTCCCTTAAAAGCCGAAGAACCCTCAAGGTTACGAAGTAATATTTTCCGCTCGGCTTTGTACTCATCGCCAATGAATCCCAATCGGAGCAGAAAACAGCGGAATGCATATTTTTCATTGCTCACAGGCTTTTCCTTGGCAGTGACACGCTTTTGTTCCTTTGCCATATCGCAGAGGGCAGTGATGAATTTGGCGTAGGCTCTGACGAGCGCCTCATCACCCTGCGGGTTAAACCAAGGGAATGAAATCCTATCCTCCGTCACTTCAATCGGCAAATCCTCCACACCAAGAGCTTTCTTAATCAATGCTGACTTGCTGCTGACCAGCTTTTTGAGGTTTTCAATCGCCGTGTCGGTGAATCCCTCTCTTGGCATTGCCACTGTTAGCCCCACATCTTCGCTGTGTTGCGGTTCTTCTATGGCTGGGGGATTGGTGCTTTCTTCTGCGACAAAGCCTTTCTGGGCGAGATTTGCAAGCAAGGTTTCGATATCCTCGCCATCGCCATCAAAAACAACCGCACCGTTTTTATCAATCGTGAAATCGCCCACCGCATAAGCGGCGCTTGGCATTCCGAGGTACTTTGGCTTGATTTCCAAAATCTCACCAATTGCTGCGACCAGTGATTTTCTTTCGCTTCCTGTAACATTAAATTCAATTCTCATGTGTTTGCTACCTCCTTGTTTTTTGGTAGTCACATATTCGCTCTAAAGCTGTGAAATAGCAAGGGATTTCCCTGCAAAACATCCACCCAAATCTTAAGCATCATCTTGTGAACAATACACAATCCCTGCCATGACGAAGATTACATTATTTAGGCATACGCCATTACCCCACATCTTGTACTCAGCAGAGTCGGTATGAGGATTTTTTAGCCATTTCACAATCTGATTTCTGCTTCTCGGCTTCTTACCATTAATCTTGGCATAGGTATCGAATACCTCTGTCCAAAATGAAATATCATCTTCTGTCGGCTCTGGTGTTTCCAAGTTGCTGCACCAATCGGGCGGGAAACCTTGAAGCAAAGCACACTCAGTCGGTGTCAGCCTGCGGACGAGATATTTCATATCGCTTTTATCATTAATCAGCGGTGGGTCTTTGTAATCCGTAGCCACCAGTGTATTTGCAAGTTCCTCTTCAGCCGAAGTGAAAAATGATGCTTTGCTTGCACAATAGGTCGGATGCGCCACTGCATCAGGACCCGATGCTTTAAGAGTAGAGTTTACTCCATCCTCACTAATACCAAGATTTCTTGCGAAATTCTGCCCACAGTTATATGACTCACGGTCGATGGCATATACGACTGCATGGCGGTCGGCAGTATTTAGCGTAAATGCTGTATCTTCGTTGATGCCACTACCTTGCGGCCCATTTTTTTCTGTACGTCCAATCATCGAGCCTTGAATACATACAGCAATGCCGCCTTGATTACAAGTGGGATTTCCACCGCCACTATCCAAAGTCCGTGCAGTTTCCGCCTCATAAATACCACTATGAGGATTATCCGATTGCATCGCATTACTCGCTTGGGAACAGATACCATAAGCCTTGACCGCTAATTCATTGCAACGGTTCTCACCAGTATCAAAGGTATTCAGTGTATTGGCCGTTTCAGCTTGCTCCCATTTCTGACCTTCATCCTTATTGTGAGGGCGAGTGCCTTTTCTAAACGGCACAAACACCGACTGGTCGTTGACCGTGGAGAGTGTGGCGGATTTATCCCTTTGTACTAAATGTCCTTTGCCACCACCTTCGCAGCCCGATCTGATTTTCATAGTTAGAGGAACATTCCCACCACCAGTCCCCATACTGCTTGATAGGGTTTGCACGATGCCATCATCACTAATTTTCACTCTGCTATCTGCAGCATGATTTTCAATTGCCACTGCAGTTTGATTGTCGCCGGGTGCGGCTCTTAAAGCACCAGTGAACTCCTCCCAAACATGACCGCCTAATCGGGAGGCAGCTCCGGGTTCAAAAGCGACTGCCGTTCCAGTGCAGTCCGAAGAACCTCCGGCAGCTCCTTGCCACGAGCAGATGCCCTGCGGAGTATACCCTGACAGGCGTTCGAACTCAAATAATACTTTTCCGGCACATTCGCCTGCAAAATCTGCGACAAGGTAACAGCGACGCCTACGTTGGGCGACTCCCCAAAATTGCGCGTCAAGAGTACGCCATGCGATGGAGAAATGATCTCCCACGATTTCGCCTGCGGTTGCCCATTTGTCCTTTTCAGGCATAGGAATATTATAGGTTTCGTCCGGGGGAAGACCTTCCTGTTTGATTTTTGCGATTTCTGTGAGGACTTGACGGAAGTCTCTGCCTTTGTTGCTGGAGTAGGCGCCGGGGACGTTCTCCCAGCAGATCCATCTTGGATATTTGCCATTCGTTGCACACCTCATTTCTTTTATGATTCGTATTGCTTCAAAAAACAGCGAGGACTGTTCGCCCTCTAAGCCTTCACGTTTGCCCGCCACTGAAAGATTGGTACATGGGCTTCCAAAGGTAATAATGTCCACAGGGGCGATTTCTGCCCCATTAACGGTGGAAATATCACCTAAGTGCTTTACTTCTAGCAGTCGTTTTGTTGTGACACGGATGGGGAATGGCTCAATTTCTGATGCCCATATCGGTTTAATGCCATTTAAAATGGCTCCAAGCGGAAAACCGCCAGAGCCATCAAATAAAGAACCGAGGGTAAGCTGTTTACTCATCATCGCTCACCCCCGGCACATTTGCATATTCTGTTTTCTTGCCGTCACGAATGAGATACACTTTATCAGCACCCGACTGCTCAATATATCTCTTCACGATAACATCGCAGTATTTTTCATCCAGCTCCACGGTATAGCATACACGGTCAGTCTGCTCACAGGCAATCAGAGTAGAACCACTGCCGCCAAACGGATCGAGAACGATGCACCCTGTCATGCTTGAATTAGTAACCGGATAGGCAATAAGGGGAACAGGTTTCATCGTTGGGTGAGAATCGTTTTTCTTTGGCTTATCAAATTCCCAAATGGTGGACTGCTTGCGGTCTGAGTACCACGAATGCTTACCCGCTTTCTTCCAACCAAAAAGAACGGGTTCATGCTGCCAGTGGTATGGGGAACGACCTAAAACCAACGATTGCTTTTTCCAAATGCAAGTGCCGGAAAGATAGAATCCAGCCTCTGAAAATGCCCTGCGGAAATTCAGCCCTTCGGTATCAGCATGAAATACATAAATGCTTGCATCCTTTGCCATCGCTTTTTCTGTGTTAGTAAAGGCATCAAGCAGAAATTGATAAAACTTTTCATCAGCCATATTATCATTTTTGATTTTGCCAGCAGAGCCTTCGTAATTTACGTTATATGGCGGATCCGTCACCACAAGATTTGCAGAATTGCCGTCCATAAGAACTGTAAATGTTTCAGCCTTGGTGCTGTCACCGCAGACCAGACGGTGTTTACCCAAGAGCCAAACATCACCGCTTTGTGTGATAGCAGGCTTTTCAAGTTCGCTATCCACATCAAATTCATCATCTTTTACATCTTCATCCGAACTCATCAGCTTGTTAAGCTCTGCATCATCAAAACCAAGAAGTCCGATATCAAAATCCGCACCCTGCAAATCAGCAATTTCCACCGACAGCATTTCTTCATCCCAACCTGCATTCATAGCCAATCGGTTATCAGCAAGAATATATGCTCGTTTCTGTGCATCAGTCATATGCTCCACAAACACACATGGAACTTCACCGATCCCCTCTTCCTTAGCGGCAAGAATACGGCCATGCCCAGCAATGATGTTATATTCCTTATCCACGATAACAGGATTTACAAATCCGAACTCACGCAGGGAGGCTCTTAATTGGAGTACCTGCTCTTTGCTGTGAGTACGGGCATTTCTTGCGTAGGGTATCAGCTTGTTGATACCCACTTTTTCAAATCGTTCTGTTGTTTTCATAGTTTTAACGCCCCTTTCTTCCGGAGAGCAGTGCCTCCATAATGTCATCCTGCGGATTGCCCACAAACGCTGTGGTGCAGTTCTGTTTTACAATATCGAAAATCTCATACCAGATGAGATTGGCTTGCTTTTGAAAGGACTGGCTCATCTGCACAAATGGACTGGCAATTGCACCGCCAGTGGTTGGGTGCTTGCCAAGCAGACCGTAAATGCTGATAGCCTCCTCACACTGAATATATCGGGTGAACGCCTGTGCATAGGATTCAATCAATCGGGGATTGACGAACTTCTCACAGCCTCGCTCCTTTAGCCATTTCCATGTTTCGATGTACAAAGCATCTGCTCCCAGCGGCTTGCCGTCCTTTTGTCTTGAACTAAGATAATCACTCGGTGACGGCATATCCTCACCGGGCATATCTGAATCCACTTCTAAATCGGGAGCCTCCAGCACCGTTTCTGACGGCATGGTTACTTCCAGCACTTTCGCCGCCTTGCCGTTTGCAATTTTATCAGCCAAAGGCTGTGGTTTATCACCGGCGCGCACACGGCGGCCGCCCCTATTTGTTCCGTCTTTCGCCATATGCATCACCTCCATTTTGTGGCAGGGGGATAATACCCCCTTTGAACTGGAATTTTTTCGCGCGTGACCCCATGCCCGTTCCACGGCGGGAAGGCTGTAGAGATTCAGACCGCCCCTCCGGGTCTCATCTTTTACCCCAGCGACCGCCTTCACGAGCAGTAATCTCGGAATGGCAGGAGGTGCAAAGACTCATAAGGTTTTCAAAATCATGAGTGCCACTTTGGGAGAGAGGCTTGATGTGGTGTACTTCCTCGGTGGGTGTCATCTTCCCGTTCTTCTGGCACTGCTCACACAGTGGATGCAGAGCAACGTAACGGTCACGGATTCTTTTCCAAGACCTGCCGTAGCGTTTCTTGGTGGCAGGGTCACGCTGATACTTCTCGTAACGTCTGGCTTCTTGCTTCTCATGCTCTTCACAGAATCTACCATGCGATAGCTTGGGACAGCCGGGATGAGAGCATGGTGTCTTTGGTTTGTATGGCATCTGAACCACCTCCAATGCAAAGCAAAAGCCCTCAGAGCATTACACTCCAAAGGCTTCGGCGGTTTTATAGTTTTTGATATTACTATCATACCATGTTCAATTGCAAAAATCGTCCACGATATTACTCATCGCCCGTACAACAGAAGTGCAAGGTGTGCCAGCGCACGATTCTTCTTGTTGTATGCAGATGAACGTTCGATATGAAATCGGTCACAGATGTTTCCGATGGAATCAATCTGCTTGCAGTCATCGTTTAAATAAAACTCCGACAACACAAACCTCTCATCATCCGTAAGCGCATCCCAAGCGGGACGGAACCACTCCATGTACTCCAAGGCACGGCGGTAACGTTCTTTGAGTACGTCAATCTCATCAAGGGACGAGGCAAGCCTTGTTTCCACGGCATGGGGGTCTTTCTGTCTCGGCAGACCAGTGGGAACCCCTGACGGTAGTGCCATCATACGGTCACGCACATTCGCCACATCATCCGGGTGGTTTTGAATAATATACTCCATGCTGGAGTAGTCCTTCAGCGCATCAATTGCGGCTGTCTTTTTGTCTAAATATATCCAAGCTATCGTCATAAGCTTTTACCTCCAAGGAATCAAGAATAGACTTCACTTCCTCGACACTTGTAACCTTGTAGGCTTCGCCCTTTGCAGCTTTAATTTTCGTAATCGTTATTTCTTGCAGCTTCGTCAGCTTCCCGGACGGCGTCTTGACTTCAAAGGCAACAAATCGCCCCTTAAAGCAAACAATCACATCGGGAATGCCGGCTGTACCGTACATACCGCCATGCTCTTTCCAAGCAAAGCACATGGGTACAGTCTTTAAGTACCGCATAATTGCGGTGACAATGTCTTTTTCAATCATAATAATCGCACCTGTTGAAACACAGAACAGGGTGAACGGGTAAATCGTATACCTTATATATTATCTTATTTTTTGCTCTTTTCTCTACTTCTGGTCTTTACGCAAAGGAATAGAAAAAAGTGGTTCAGTCCGTTCAAGCCTTATTCTATGCGTATTCCTTTCCATATTTTGCGGCGACTAACCCGTTCAAGTCCTCGTTCGATACCCTCATCTGCTGATTCCACATCCTTATTGAAATTGGCCTGTGACATGGCTTTCATGCCATTTTTATTACAATATTCCTTGTAATGGTTGAACAACTCCTCACGGATACATTCCGCTTTCTCATCAATCTCACAGCATTCCTCAAGGAACATAAGAGCACTGTTGCTTTCCACCTTGTATCGCAGAATCTCGTTTCTCGTCCTATCGGTTTCCGTAAAGATATAGCTATTCTCCATGAGCCTTTGAAGCCCCTCAAGTGCCCACATAAATATGCCGTCACGCTCCACCGCCAGCTTTTCCCGCAGATTAGGATCACGCTTGCTTGCAGGCACAGATTTGTCAAAACGGATTATGATGAGCCTGCGATAGAACCCGTCAGATCGGTCGCTATAATTCTTTGGGATTTCGTTGCATGAGAATAAAAGCCTCGCATAAGGCCGAAAGCTGAACGGGTCCTTGTTTTTGCGTTCGGCGGTGATATAGTCCTCGCCAGTGAGAGCCTTGAACATCCCATTATCGTCAATGCTCTTTGAGGGCAGGTCAGCGAAAATATTCGCCAGCTTACCAAATAGCTCCGCTGTCTTGAATCGGTCAGACAGCGACTGCCATGGAATGTTGCTCACGTTATCACTACCAAGCAGAATCTCCTGTGCAATGGACAGCAGTGTTGATTTACCAGCATTCGCCGCTCCGACAAACACAAAGGATTTCTGTGCTTTGTTCACTGGAATCAGCAGATAGCCGAATATCTCCTGTAAGAGCGGAACCTCATTGCTCGGTACAATACCCTCCAAGAATTTCATGAACTGAGGACATTTCGCAGTAGGGTCATAGGTCGCACCAACCTGAACCGTTGAATAATATTCTGGGGTATGTGGCTTAAAGCTGCCGTCCAGCACGTTGTATAACCCATTGCGGACATTGATAATAAAGGGATTGCTGTTGATTTCTCTGACAGCTTTTCTTATTTGCATTCGCCACTGCCCGACAGCATCGGTGATTGCGTTCATGGTCGAATATCTCGCTATCAAAAATTCTCGCACCTTTGCCTGTGCGGCTAAATCCTCTTGAGAATTGTAGACACCGTTTTCATAAAAGAAATAGCTGCCGGCACCGTAAAAGGCATTGACGTTCTTTGCCATGTGATTCGCCAAAATCCCTGGTAGAAAACGAAGTCCACCACGTTCAGTCATTTCATACCAGTCGGCCAGCTCCGCTCCTTCCGTCTCACGGCGAGTTTCCTTGCTGTCAGCATATTTTTTGTAGGTCTCTCTGTGCATAGACAACAGCGGTCGGAGGTCGGCAGCCTTGAATCGAAAGTATGCTTTCATCTCGTAGTTGATAAAGGTCTCGCCAATTACAGGCTCGATGTTGTATAAATAATCCGTCACAAACTGCTTTGCTATTTGAATATTATCCAAGGTTGCACTTTTCATCGCACACTTGCTCAAATACCCTCTCAAATCATCAATACCCAGTGCCTTATAGCATAGCGCCGCAGGTGATTTACAAGAGCACGAACCATCCTCCATCTTTGGACACTTGAATCCAGACTCAGAAATTTTACTGCAGGTCATCGGTTTCGTGCCAGATGAGAGGAAATGATTAATCTTATCCTGCGTTTCGGCTCTGCTGTATTTGGGATACGGCTTGGAGAGCGCATGAATCGCACTCTCTCCACCCTCAAACACCGCAAGGTTCGTAATCATTGCATACCACTGATTTTCAGGGAGCGATTTTGCATTGTCCTTGCAGTGCTGAATAAATGAGCAACGTCTGCCGACCAGTGATAAACCTTTTCTCGCACCCTTTGGTACGGGTGATTTTATCTGCTGTTCATCGGGAATTTGGGGAAGATGAGCCTCTAATTCCGTTTGGGTGTAACGCAGTTCCGGATTAAATTTGATGCATTCCACCATGACCGGCTCCGTCTTGCAGTGATAAAATCCGGGTAAGCGAAACACACGGCTCTCGTTAATACAAGCCGAATCACCGCTAAACTGAGCCACTAAGCGTTTCTGTACACGGCGAAAATCTTCTACCTTTGCGTCTTTCATCAGCCAGTAGCAGTGCAGTGATTTTTTGGTTCGCACAATCATAGACGGCGGTAGGGGAAAGCTCTCTATCTGTGCCATCTGCTCCTCAAGAGATAAGCTGTCGCACTCCACAAACTGAGCATTGATGCGGCTAATATCCACATCCTCATGACCACCAAAGTTGATGACAAAATAAATCCCACGGTTTTGCTGATTGTGTTTCTTCAGCGTGTCGACCATGCTTGCAATTTTACCTGCCGCACACTCTAACTTAGCACCCTTAAAGGTCCCTGTTTTACGGTCATCAAATACCCTTAAGCAGACCGTCTCGCTTGGGTCAAAAAACGGACGCAGAAACTCCTCTAACGGAATGGATAAAGGCTTCATGGCATCAACTCCTCGCATTGGTTATTAAAATATCGGATCGGTATACCTCTCTTTTTTGCCTTGCTAATTTCGGTCTGCATACCGCTTGAAACCTCCGAACCAAACACCCATAACTGGTCACACTTGCCCATAATCACTAATCCAAAGAAGATGCCGATGCTGCGCTGTGCCTTGTCACTGTCATCCAAAATCTGCGGATACAGAAGATGTGGCGCGAATGGAATCGAACCTTGCTTCACCGCAAATCGTGAATAGCGGCGAGCATTCTCAAGATTTTGCTCCACATCCCCAGCGAAAGGTGAGCAGATGAACACCAGCGGTCTATATGCTTTTTTCTTCTCCTCATGGGATATTTTCGTCAATGCTTCGTAGGTAGTTGGATCATAGTAACCCTCGCTGTTGTATTTATTTACACCCATAATCACTCCTCCATCTCTTTCATATTTCCAAATCTTGTGCCGACTGCTGCCTCCGCGATAACTGGAACATCGAATTCGTCAAACGGCTGTGATTCCATACATTCCTTGATAAACGCTATCGCCTCATCTACTCGGTCACTCGGTAACTCAAACACCAATTCATCATGAATCTGCAGAAGCGGTCGAAGCCATGGGCGATCAGGTAAACCGATGATAATCCTGCCAAGAGCCAGTTTCAAAATATCTGCCGCCGTTCCCTGAATCGGTGTATTTAATGCACATCTCTCAGCGAAGGATTTCTTTCCCCAATCAGTGGATGCAATGTTCGGCAGATAACGCCTTCTGCCAAGCCAAGTCTCGGTGTATCTGCGAAATCCTGCTTGTTGCTTGGTTTCTTCCTGCCAGCGGGTCAGACCTACATACCCGGCCTTTAAGTTATTGATGATTCGCTCGCATTCAGAAAGCGGTGTCGGCAGTCCTGCCTTAAACTTCAGCGTTTTCTGCAGTCCTTTGGGGAATAAGCCAAAGAACGTACCAAAGTTGCAGTTCTTAGCGATGGTGCGGCGCTCTTTGTAATCGGGAGCATCTTTATCCACTGCCTGCTCAAAAGGAATATGATAAATAACCGCTGTGGTCTGGGCATGAATGTCACCACCTGCACGGTAGGTATCAAGCATCTTTTCATCTCTGCAGTAAAACGCACCCACACGCAGTTCTATCTGTGAAAAGTCCAGTGACAATAAAACCTTGCCCTCTGGGGCAATAAAGAAGTTACGGATACCAACCTCATCCGCCCCGGCTCTCGGCATATTCTGAAGATTGGGATTTCTCGCTGCAAATCTTCCTGTTTCCGTAGCCAGTGGCATAAGGTCAGGGTGTATGCGTCCGGTTGCAGAATTTAGATATCCTAAATATCCGTCAATATATGTGGACTTGATTTTACCCCATCGGCGGTATTCCTGAACTAATTTGAATAGCGGCACATACTCTGGCTTGTTTTCCACGCACCATTCGGAGAGCAGAATCATCACCTCATCGTCCATAGCCTCTTGGAACTTTGCTGTAGTCTTAAACACCGGCAGCTTTAAATCATTGTATAAATATTTCTTAAATGCTGCAGTGCTGGCATTGGCTCCAATATTCACATCGCCAATGATGAATGCAATATCTTCACGGAGTTTCGCTAGATATTCTTCCGCCTCAGTTTGTTTTTCACGCATCAGCGTTTCATCCACTAACAGACCGTTGTATTTCATAATGCCGACAAAAACAGCAGTCGGTGATTCAATCTGCTCCACGATAAATCGATGCTTTGGCAAAAAGCGGTCAAACCAGTTATTGAACAAGTGATACAACTGCAGTGCATAATCCGAATCGGCACACGCATATCGGATTGTTTCGACATCTTGAGGATTGAGTTCATCAAAAGCTCGCCCGCCTGTCACCTCGCCAAAGGACGGCAACTCCACACCAAGCAGTTCTGGCACAAGGGTTTTTAAACCGCTATCGCTAAGACCACGGAATTGTGTATTGCTTTTCAGCGTTAGCTGTGATGCGGCAATGGTATCGTAAACTGGGGACTGTACCACAATCCCTCTCGCATAGAGTAACATGGATTCAAAGCTTAGGTTGTGAGCAATCTTAACTACCACAGCGTTTAGGAAAATCTCATTCATAAGCCACTGCCATATTTCTTTTTGGTTTTCAGCATTCTGCCCGATTTGGTGGGTCAACGGAACATAGACGCCACTACCTTCAACAACCGAAAAGCTGATGCCAACAATATGAGATTTATGAGCATCCAATGCCGCCTTGGGTTCTTCACGATATTCTTCATCTGGTGCAGTTTCAAAGTCGAAAGCGACCGGGGAAGCCCCAGACAAATATGTCTGAAGCTCCGCCAGCGCTGTTACACAGCGATATCCCATTAGCGACCTCCTTGCAGTGGTTCGATAATTTCGCCCGTTTCGGGGTCAATATTTTCAATTGGCATTTCATCGATTTCTTCCACACTGTCATAATCGAACGCCACATTTTTGCTAAACTCTTTGACCTGCTCACTCATTTTATTGATAAGGGCAAATTCATCGACTGTAAGCGGACGGTCAACAGCGAATTGCGCCTGCGAATAAGCAAGACCGCCGCTGTTGGTTGCTTTCTTCAGCGAAAACCTTGTGACCACGCTGTTGGACTTTCTGCCCTTACCAAGCAAACGTTTGATATATTTCGTGAACTCCTTCAGCGAGCCCGTGGGGAGAGAAAGCAATAACGGAAAAATCTCACCCTCACGGAGCAGATAAATTCTGCGACGGTTCTTACACGCTTTGGAGTTGTTCTCACCAGAGCCAAACTGATTGTAAGGACACTTTTTGCAATTCCCGCCGGGATCGCCCTCACCGACAACACCATCAAAGCTGCCGCAATCAGGAGGATTGTTACCGCCAGTGTATTTCTCTTTGTAATAAGCCATCAGTGGATGATGAAATAATATAACTGCACTAAATTCTTTAACGCTTTCTGCCTCAGAGGGATCTTCGCCCGGCACTTCATATACAGTGCTTCCGGCAGACGGAATCTTAATACGCTCGAAACTCATATCTAATCCATCAAGTTCCTCGGCCATCATTGCCGCCATATCTACGTTTGCAAGTCCTGTGTATCCACTCTCCTGCGGTACTAATGCCTGTTCATTTTTTGATTCATTCTTCTTAGCCATAATCTAAAACCTCCATAAATTTGTTTGTTATTTGGATGCCTTACGCACGCCAACCGTTGTCTTCTCAAATACATTCACTAAACCGTCCAGCCACTCCGGTAATACATCCTCGTTTTCACCAATCTGCTCTTTAACAAAAGAAGATAGGGAATTGGCATTGACTGTCTCATACACTAAATCACCATAGCCTTGCTCACGAAGAGCCGTATACAATTCCTCTTTGGAACCTGCAACCGCTGATGCACGGGTCTTGGTAGTTAGGCAAAACATCGTGCCGGAACGGGTGAAGTTCTGCGTTTCGGTTTCTGCCATAAGCTCCGACAGTCGATAATCCGTCTCATCAATCTGAGCATTGATTTCCTTAAGCTGCGCCTCTGCCTCTGATTTTTCATCACGCAGACTCTTCAGCTTTTCAGCCAGTTCAAACATTTTTTCGTTATCCATAAATATCAATCATCCTTTCAATGAAAATGGGTTTTGTCCTCGCCGATAATCATCTACCAGCGTTCTTGCTAAATCCGCTTTGGAACGGAGTGCCTCCAACACCTTTTCATCCACCGTGCCTTTGGCAACGAGATAGATATAGGTGCAGTTTTCTTTCTGGCCAACACGATGAATTCGTGCTTTTGCCTGTTCAAAGTTACTCATGCTGTAATCTTCTGAGTAAAACACCATGTTGCTTGCGGCAGTCAGTGTAATTCCAAGTCCTGCTGTGGCAATCTGACCGACAAAAACCTGTGTAAAATGATCGTTTTGGAATGCCGCCACCTGCGCCTCACGGTCTTTCACACCGCCCATGATGCAGGCGTAGCCGATGCCACGCTTTTCGAGCATCTTGTTAATGGCGTTGATTTCCGCTACAAATCGTGCGATAATCACTAGCTTTTTACCTTCCTGCAGAACCTGCTCTACAATGTCCTCAAGTGCCGACAACTTCGCTGTGCTGATTCGCTGGGGAGTGTTGCCCTCATCATCACCGATAAAGCCGCCTGTAAGCTGCGAAAGCCTGAGCAGTCGGGTAAGGACATTTGTGACCGTAACCTCACTCTTGCCAAGCTCCGCATACGATTCCTTTACCAAATCGTTATACACCCTTGCGGCGGCAGGCTCTAATTCCACAAATCGAATAATGTCTGTCATTTCCGGCAAGTCGAGACATTCTGCCTTGGTTGCACGAAATGCGATACAGTGCAGACGTTTCATCAATTCCTGCTCCATGTTCTTTTTCATCACAGGTGTATGGTTGCCGTATCCAGTCATATCGAAGTAGCGGTTTCGGAAGGAATAAAAGCTGTTACCGAAGATAGTGGGATTCACAAATTTATACTGCGAGAACACATCAATCGCTTTATTCGTGATTACCGTTCCGGTTAGAAGCAATCGGTAGCCTGCCTTTGCGCCAATTCGGTGCATAGCCTTGGATGCTGAGATATTGTGGGTCTTGATTTTGTGTCCTTCATCAGCGATGATGAGGTCGGGCTTCCATGCTGCGATTTCTTTTTCCAGCCGCCATGCTGATTCGTAGTTGACCACTGCCACCTGCAGAGGCGGGTAAGACATATGGCGGAGTTCTTCCGCTTTCTTTGTTCCGCTGCCACTTAATACCGATAGGGAATAATCGAAATCTGCAAACTTCTGAAATTCCTCATCCCAAACACCAACGATTGAGAGCGGAGCAACTACCAGCACTCTGCGGATTTTGCCTAACTGATACAACGCACCAGTAATCGCAATGCTTGTGATTGTCTTGCCGGTACCCATCTCCATGAGCAGTGCTACTCCTTGGCTCGTCATCTCATGTCCGCCCAAACCGAACTGCCTGCAGGCAAAAGCAAATGCCTCTCGCTGATGCTTATACGGCGATGCCTTAATCGGCATGGGCGGATACGAGTTGTTTTCCTGCATCTCCTTTCGCACCTCCATCTTCTGCCGACTTCTGCTCTAACAGAATCAGCTTTTTTGCCAGCCGCTTTGATACCAGACTGATTGCCGTAAGTACACCGACAAGTTCTTCGGTGGTATCAGCATCGTGTGTCAAAGTAGCGGTTGATTTTTTAGCCATTGATTTTCACCTCCATCCGAAGGGTAAGAAAAGCCCCCTCACTCTATAAGGAAAGTTGTGAGGGGGTTGAGTACCGAAAATTACGAATTTTTTTATAAACCCATCAAATTGCGTAGTTTTTCAAGAATACGATGCCGTCTTTTATTGATGGCTTTCTGTGATAAGCCAATCTCGCCAGCAGCTTCACGCTCAGATTTCTCCTGATAGAACAGTGCATCAATCAGTGCACGTTCGTCACTGGTCAACTCTGCCAATACCGCCAATAGCATCTCCAACAACAGCTTGTCCTCAACAATTTCATCAACCAGCTTCTGATTGGTGTCGGCTTGTCCGTCAAAATCATGTTCAAGCATGAAATCGAAGGAGCATTCCCGGTCGGCACGAACAGTGTCTTGCTTTTCTTCGCGCCACTCAGCCTGCTTATATGCACGGTACACTTCTTCAGTGACCGGCACGTTCACACCTTTGATCCAGATATATCGTTGTTTGCTCAC